GGGTCCGGGCGAGGAGGGCCGCGAAGAACGCCGTACCGAACCCGAACCACGCCGCTTCCATACCCTCGGTCGCTGCCAGACCGAAGAAGACGACGCCGCCCGCTATGAACGCATTCCAAAAGCCGCGAGCGAAACCCGCGACTACTTCCGGCGGGAAATACTTCTCCATGGCACTCTCCTCGTGCGGAGGATACCAAGGTCATTTACGTTTCGTCATTTCGTGAGCCAATCCGAAGACACAGAGGCCCGCGATGAAGAGCCGAGGGAACACGGCCTCGGTGAACGTGGCCTCGTCGCCGACCCAGTAGTAGACCGCCGCCCAGAGCCAGAACCCGAGGCCGAAGAGCCAGACCCCGATCATGGTTGTCTCTGCCGATGGGCGCGGGCCGCGTCCTCTATGGTGCGCCCGGCGCGAAACGCCGCTGCTATATCCACCGATGAGCGCCCCTCGACCTCCGCCTCGTACATCACCTGTTTGAGCGCGTCTTTAATGGTCTCCACCCGGCACCCGTTAACTGAGCACGAACTCGCTGTGATGCAAACCTCGCAGGTAGGGCTCACTCCCATATCGAGTGCCCCACCGAGGCCATCATCACGCCGAAGAGCGTCATCATAGCCAAGACAAACAGGTTCACGATGAAGGTCACCGGGAGGGCCAGCCACCACACTTCCTCCATCCACATACCCGCGCTGACCGCAAGCGCAACGAACCAGAGCCCCAGTGAGAACATGCCGACGAGGACGCAACCTGCCACGAAGCCAACCTTCTCCCCGAGGCCATGATGTCTGACGAACTTGGCTTGGGGTGTTGGCTTCATTCTGGTGCCTCCCCGTACAGGCAAACGTTGGTGACGTGGTCGGTGAGGGCGTCGAAATGCCACGAGATGGAGAAGAGAGTGAGCGTGTAGAGGAGAACCATGGCAACGAGTGTGCATGTGTAGAGCCCCAAGCTCATGGTCACGGCGTCTCCTCATACTGGGCGCGGAAGTTCGCGTCGGTCATCACTCGGAAGCCGCCCGTGTACATGCCGCGCGACAGGGAAGCGACACCATTCTCGTCCGTCTCGTACGTGACCCACTCGCTCGGCCGCAGGGGGACGATGGCCCCGGTGCCGCCGTGGATCTGGATAGGGCCACCGATGCGATAACTCGCCTTGCCATTGAGGGTCGTCACCCACTGGACGATTGCGTGGGCCTCCTCAGACGACCCGTGCCAGCGCCGAGCGATGACCCTCTCGGCCTTGCGAACGTACTCCAGCGGGATGACCTCTGCGCCGTTCATGGCCTTGGGCTCATCGTCTAGCTCGTCGGTCTTCTCATAGAGCCGCCCTTCGAGGGCGATGGCCGCGTTCGCCGTCATCACAGCCTCGCGGAGAAGACGCAGGGCGGCCGACTGGTCAGCGCCTTCCGGGGTGTGACGAAGGAGGGTGCGAGCGAACTCCTTCGCCTGCGACCGGATGAACGCATAGGCGTTGGCCTGCGCGTCGGTCGGCAAGTGGTACGCGAAGATATGGTCGATGTCGAAGTCTGCCATTTAGGTGAACGCCTCTTCTTTCTCTGGGACTTCCCGGCGGCCGATGGGGATCTGGCTGATGAGGAGAGCCGCGCTGTCCTCGTTGGCGAGGGGCTGTCCCTTCTCCCTCTCGACCTCAGCGACCATCGCCGCGAGCCACTCAGGGTGAAGAATACCAACGGCCATCATGCCCATCGCGACGGCCGCCCCTGCGCTCACGACCTCGGCGATGATGTTGGCGACGTTCCCCGCCATCAATTCCTCAAGGAGGATGATTGCCACGGCCTCATTGAACGTCTGGAGAAACAGGCCCGTCGTGGTGCTGGTGTCCCAGTTCGACTGGAACTCGTCCATAAGGGATGCGTCGTCTGGGCTCATGCTGGAATGCCTCCTACGAGGAGAGCTTGCCGATGCCGCAGCATTGCGGCCGCGATGGTGTAGGCCTCACGCGCGAGAACTTCGCTCGTAGAAGGCCCAGTCTCCGACCCAAGGAGCCCGAGTAGCGCCTGCCCGGCGAAGATGTCGAGGAGCGTGTGCTGGCCCGAGACCATCACAAGGTCAAGTAGTGCGGAGGGAAGCACCTTGAAATCGTGGGTGTGATAAGGCAAGTCGCCCGTGACGCCACAGACCGGACAGTCCTTACGCGAGTGCGCCGCCCAGTCGATGTCCGGGTTAGAGTCCGGAGCGACGCCGGGCGTCCCCGCTTCCATAGCTCCCATGGTCAACCTCCTGTGTTCCTCCCAGTAGACGCCCTCCGAGGCTGAGTGTCAAGTCGATTTGGGAGAGGATGAGCCGCTTTGACATGACGACCTAGCCCTCCCTCGTTGGAGAAGCGACGGACACAGACCGGACAACCGATGGGGTAAGTGACCGCTACACTGAGTGGTAGACGTGACCAAGCGGCGAGGGCGCGGGCCTGCTTGTACCGATCGGGCTTCGTTCGAGGCACAGGTACGCGAACGCGACGAGCACGGGGTCTGAGGAGTCGCTCCGCATCAGGATGCTTATCGCCCATTGCTCAGTCCTCATGTCTTTGCCGTCAGGTAGTAACTGTGACCCGCCGCCCGAAGGTCGCGGTTGTCCCACTCATCCCACTCGGGGAGAAGGTGAGGCCAGCCGACGTGGATGGAGAGCAAGAGCGGGATGCCGAAGCGGCGCAGTACAGGCCCCAGCCGATTGAAGACCAAGGCCTCGCCGCCCTCCGTGTCCATCTTCATGATGGCCCGGCCCGCGTAGAAGGGCGCGACGTACTCAACCAGCGAGACGATGTCGAGCGTCCTCACCTCCAGCGACTCGCCGCCCTCGAAGACGAGGGATGAGGTGGATTGGCCCCAGCCGTCGCGCAGGCTGTGAAGCGTCAGGTGGCCGTCGTCGTTCGCCGCCGCGAAGGGGAGCGCAAGGATGTTCGGATGGGCGACGACGTTCTCGGCAAGCTGGGCGAACGCTTCCGGGTCGGGCTCCAACGCAATCACCCTGCGAGCGGGCAACCGCGCCGCCCAGAGACTGATAGGGCCGACCCACGCGCCCACGTCGATGAGCAGACCATCGTCCCCGAGGACGCTGTCTACAATCTTGTGTAGCTCCTTTTCCCATGAGCCGTTAGCCCAGAGACCCCAGAACCCCCACGAGGAGGTGAGAGGCTTATCGACCACGTCGAAGGAATAGCCCGCGCGAGTGAATTGAGTCATGCCGCCGCCTTTGGAAGTACAAGCCAGAGGCAGCGATGGGCCGCCATGCTGAGTGCCACCGCCGCGTCAATCTTGCGGGCCGCCGTCTGCTTCACGATACGCAGTTTTGAGTCCTCCGTGTCCACCTTCGCCGCCGCGCCGATGACGTGGGCTCGCAGGTCGGCCTCGCCATTGTGAGCGAGACGCCGACCCATGATGAGGTCGTACAACTGCTTGTCGGACTCCAGCCTCTCGCCCTGCTGGCCGAAGGCCTTGCACCACGCGACGCGGTCTTTGGTCAGGCGCTGCATCATGTTCACAAGCTGGTGAGCGTCGTAGGCGATGTTAACCACGTTGAAGCCGGGCACCCAGTCATTCTTCCGGCATGACTCACAGTCAGGGGAGGGCTCGCTCTTCGCGTGGGCCGCCTCACAGTTACACCACCCTTGGCACAAGCGGCGGATGAAGGCCTCGGGGTCGTCATAGGAGACGAAGCCGCCCTGCTCCTTGCTCGGCACCCAGATTTTGACCCGGCGTACAGCCACATGCTCTTGGTGCCGCGCGGGGTCGGGATGGCGGCTGACCGCGACGATGGCGAAGCTGTCGCCGGTCGTTGCCGCGTCCACGCCCAGCACAATCGGGGTGCGGTCGCCGGGCCGAAGGATGGGCAGGTCAGGTTCATAGCAGGCATCCCACGACTCTGCCGGGACGAACCCTGAGGTGGCGTTCGTCCAGTAGTTGTTGTGGAGCCTGTCGAACGCGTTCGGGGTGAGTGACTGTTCCTGCTCGCGATAGTAGGCGTCGCCTCGCGGGCCTTGCTGCCATGGCATGCGCCGCGCGGCCGGGCCGCTGTCCCAGTACATGAGGAGGGAGGCGGGCCTGTTCTCCCAGATGGGCACGAGGTCATCGTCGCCGGGGGACTCGGCGAACGCGCCGTCGATACCCGTGCGCTCGCGCAGTTCGCCGTTGGTCAGTTGCCTCCCCGCGAGCCCGAGATTGTAGAGGGACTGGAGAAGCTCTGACTCGCCGTCATAACCCGCGTAGGTCTCGACGATGCGGAAGCTGTCCGGGATGGTCGGAATCGGAGTCAGCTCGTCCCAGAATCGCCGGGCCTCCTCGGTCTCCGCTCCCCATAGCTCTGTCCAACACTGGATGGCGGGCTTGCCGCCTGCCTCACCGCGAGCGTCCACCGCGAGGGCGCGTATCTCGGTGTTGGTCAGGAGGCACTTCATCTGGGTCTTCTGGACTATCCACTCGCCGGGGAGCACGTCGCGGCTGATGACATAGCCGGGCGTCTCTTCGAGGCTCCAGCGTATCTCGCGAAAGCTACGAAGCTTGGCCTGATCCATGTCGTTGCCGAGCGTGTACAACTCCTGACCTCGGCGCTGGGTCTCGGCGTAGTAGCGCATGACCATGCCCGCGATGGTGGACTTGCCGCTCTGCTTCACGGTGCTGTAGATCCACGTCCGGTACGGATAGTAGCCCTGCTCGTCGCGGGTGAGGGCCAGCTTGCAGATGGCCTGTTGATGGGGATAGAGGACAACCGGGTTGCCAGTGCTCGGGATGTAGAAGCGGGCCTGTGCCCACTCAACGAAGTCCTTCGGGATGGGAGGCCGGGAGGCCTTCGCTGTGAGTGACTTCTTGATGACCGGGAGGGACTGCTCAAGAAGGTCGCGCAACCCTGCCGCCATGTAGGCGGGTCGCTCGGTGGAGTAGGCACGGCCCGGCCTTGGCACTCTGGCTACTCCTGTGGGAGCAGGCCACCGGGGCCTACCACCAGCGCGACTGTCTCCTCGGGGTCGAGCCCGTTGTCCTCAGCGAACTGGACGATGATCGCCCGCACGTCGAACTTCTTGGGGGCGTCGAGGCCGAGGAGTTTTGCGCGTCGCTCCATGAGCTTCAGGGTCGCCGCGAAGCTATCGAGGTCACCGGCCACGGCTTGGGGAAAGTAT